GTAGAACCTACAAACACTGCATTATTAGTAACGTTGTTTGTTGTGTTTGCCTTTTCTTCATCAACTTCTTTAACCTTCTTCTGCAACTCCATTAACTTGTCAGTTGTATCAGCAACAGACTTAATAATCTGCCCTGCAACTTCATATGCTCTTGGACTCGCACTTTCACCTGCGAGTTCCATAATACCATTAAGGGATTCTTGCCCCTTTTCAATTAAAGAATATAAGTTAGCACGAGTATATTCATAATCTTTATCAATATCACCTGTTATATCTTTGGTATTATTTTTTCTTGTAACACATCCATTTTCTGGAGTATTACTTACTTCAATTGCACTAGTAGTATTTAGTGCTTCATCTATAGAATCATAACTAGACATGGTGTTCACTATACGTCAGTTTGTTTAGTTGGACTGAATGTAAATCCATCATCAAAATCAGTTATAAATTCATTAAATCCAAAATCATCACCAGGTTCAACTAATGCATCATCAGCAGTAGTTAACTTATTAATAACAGCACCATTAATATGTTTAGAAGGAACTGAACTATCAAATCCTCTTCTGACTATTATGGTAGTAGAATCTTCAACATTATCAATTCTCATAATTTCACTACCAATTACTATTCTATCATTAGCAACTAACTCAGCAGAATTAGTAACAGATATCCTAGTTTCTGTTGTTGTCAAATCTTCCTTTATAGTAGTAGTTTCATCATTATTATAATCCTTAACTGCCTTAGGTGTAGCAACATAACGCATCTGTCTTCTTGCATTAGCAGCAGTGCTTGTAGAATAATCAACCTGAACTTTCTTAATTAATCCATCACTAGAATCAGAAACTGGTCCAAATAGATATGTTTTAGCAGTGAAATTTAAGGTATAGATTAATGCTGTTCTAGTAGAAAAATCTCCTTCATATTCATCTCTAAACGCAATATTATCTAATACTATTGGAACATCTCTTTTTTCTCCAATAGAACTTACTAAATTAATTGTTACATTAAATGATGGTTGAAAATATGGTAATATCTGTTCAACAATTTGAAGTGCATCATCATTTAACTTTGAAAATATACTTAATTCAAATCCAATGTTATAAGGAACAGGCATGAAAACCTTTTTCATCTTTGTTCCATCTAATGCCTTAAATGTTTGAGTTATACCAGATTTTCTAGTAGGATCATATGAAACACTTGTCATTTCAAATGACATTCTTGGCAAAGTTATTGCAACTGCTTTTGTTAAATTTGCTTGCTCTCTAATTTTTGCAAAGAACTTCTGTTGTGGACCATAAGCAAGTCCAACTTTAGTTTCATCGAGAGTAGTATTATCTTTATTTTCGTGCTTAATAAAAATATTATTGAATAAAGTACCAAAACCTATAATGGTTTTTCTCAATATTTCATGATAATAATAAGTTCCTAACATAAATTAAAAATCTCCAAATGGGTTGCCTTCAGTAAAGTCAAGTAAATTGTCTGCTTCTAATTCTATTTCAGCATTAGAATCATAAGTATCATCTACACTATCCGAACTATATGATTTGACAATATATGTTGCAGTGGATATTCCACCAACAATAGTTTCGCCTGGATAGAATGCTCCACTATTTAGAGATACTTTAAGTTCAACTGGTGGATTAATAACACTAATATCACTTCTAGTCTTAAAGTCTCTAACTCTTGCCGTAACACCTGAAGTCTGTCCAGTAACCTCTTCATTATAGAAGAATGTACCTATTCCAGTAGTTGTTATACCACTAAAGCTAACTGTAGGTGCTTCAGTATATCCAGATCCAACATTGTTCCATTGTAGTGCAATTACATTAGTATTCTCGTTAAGAATAGCAACTGCAACACCAACAGTATTTCCAACCCCAGTAGGAGGTTCTGTAACTATAACTGTAGGTGGTTCAGCATATCCAAGTCCACTTTGTCCAATTGATACAGTAGATATACCTGCACTAACAATACCAAATGTAACAGCAACACCTGCTCCACCACCACCAGAGAAAACAATCATTGGTGGATAATTTTCATCATATCCACTACCAGGATTAGTTAATCTTACTTCTTTAATAGATTTAACACCACCAATAGAAGTTGTTATTGCTACAGCAGTAGCTGTAGTAAATCCTGCATGAGGTGGTGGAGATATTTGAACAAGAGGTGCACTCTTATATCCAGAACCATCATCTATTAAATCTATAAATCCAATCATTCCAGTAGATCCTATTGAAGCTACACCATTAGCAGTAGTAGCAGCACCTATTAATTGTACTGTAGTTGTATATCCCTCATCTTCCATACTACTATCAATTTCATTAATAGTGGTATCAATAAGTTCATTCTCATATTCATAAAGTTCACAACTTAATTCATAAACATAATTTCTACCTAATTGATAGAATGGTTTTTCAGATTCAACTCTTTTAATTTCAAATAATCTTTCTCCAAGAGGAAAATATACTAAGTCTCCTTCTTTAGGTCTAGTAACCAAATCTTCAAACGTATAATCAGTAATTAATCCATCTTTAATTCCAGAACTCATACCTTCCAAAAATGGAGAAATAAAATCCTCAAACCTTTCTCTTGAAATAGTAAGACTAATTTCATTGGTTAATCTCAAACCAAATTTAGTCATTAAATCTGCACCAGGATTATATCCCTCATAATTATTTACATATGCCTCAATTAAAAAAGAGTCATCAAATTTAGATGACTGAACTTCTCTAATAATATTATCAGTTTTAAATACTTTTCTAGGAAGATAGTATACTTCTATTCCGTAGATACCTAATTGTTCATTTATTAAATCTTGGACTAAAAATTGTTCGTTTTTAGATCCTTGTAAAAAATAAGAATTTAATGGCATTTGTTATCAACCTATCATATCTAATGGTGGAAGTTCATATTCAGTCATCATTCTTTGTTGTATAGAATCTAATTCTCTTTCAGCATCATCATATAATTGTCTTCCATTTAATTCAATGCCACCAGGAAGTTTAACACCTGTAAATTTAATCAAATTTTGTCCCCATTGTTTCTTTATGATAGCAGTTAAATATTTCTTTAAAAAAGTATCATTATAAACTCCACTAAATGCTTCTGGATCTAATGCCCTATAACAATCCATTATGAAAAAAGTACCTGTCTTTTCTGCTCTCCAATCAATATCTAAATATAATCTATCCTGTCTCTTATTAAATCTTATTTGCTTGTCTGTAGTCAATAACATATCAATATCTTCAAGATATGATTTAGTCATTGCATATTGAAGTAAATCAACTGAATTAAAATTATATAAGTCATTTAAAAATAACTGATATTTAATACTAAACATCCCACCAGAAATAGAACTTGTATCAAACTTAAATATTTTTTCTACACCCAATACTGAATTTGGAACTTGAATAAAATTAGAAGTTTCGTACCAATTACTAGTTATTGTCCCCATTCCACTTACATTAGTAGAAGTTGCAGTAGTGGTTACGATACCAACAGTATTTTCACTACCATCTTTATTATTTGCTGTTCCTCTATCAATATCATCTTGAGTTAATTTATATTTGAGATACATTCTCTCAACACCATCAAAATGACGTTCATTGAATAATTGAATAGCGTCATCTGCTAAATCATCCAATTGCTCATCATCAACATTAATCTCCAACACAGGAGCACCTAGTTTTCTTAAACAAAAATCTATTAATTCTTGTTTAGTGGTTGGTTTTGCCATTAATACGATCCTCCATCAATTAATCCTGCGGTTAAAGTGCCAGCAAAAGTCGCACCTGCACCAAATGTAGCAATACCAGCACTAACAACTATTCCACCATCAGTTACTCTAACACCACTTCTTGCTGTTATAAGTCCAATTGAATCCACATTCTTTACATCTTCATATGTTAATGTTCCCCCGATAGTTACATTACCAGTGAAGCTGGCAGAAGCAGCCGTTATTGTAGTTACTCCTAATGAATGAAATGTTCCAACTCCAAGAACAACTAAATCACTATTAATAGTAGTTGCACTACCAACAGGATTTATTGTTAATTTAGGAGATCCTCCATACTTAAATATTAATGAACCAGTACCCTGTTGATCTATAACACTCGCACCCTCTGCAGTACTATGTTTAATAACTAAATCAGAGGCGGCACCAATATTAATATTAACATCATTTCCAATTGTAATATTTGAACCACTAAGTATAGTGGCTCCAGAAGAAACAAGAACTCCATCCTCAAAATTAACATTGTCTGTAAATGTAGAAACACCAGAGACAACCTCAATACCATCACCAAATGTTGCTAAACCTACAAAACCAGATACTGATTGGAAAGTTGCAATACCAGTTACATTAAGGTTAGTAAATGTATTAGGTGCTGCAGAAATTGCTGCTTCAATCGTTGCTGTTGTTGTAGTATCTAAAGATGCAATATTTTGAAGTTGGAATGCATCACTTAAAACTTGTGTTGCACCTATAGAAATAGCATTTGCAGTTATAATTCCAGCAACACTAATACCATCAGGACCTATTAATGAATCTCCATTATATAAACTTCCACCAATATAAAGATCTCCACCAGTAGTTGTTATTCCACCATTACTTGCTAAAGTTGTAATGCCAACAGATGAAAAATTATTGCTAACACCAAAATGCCCGCCAACATATAAACTACTAACAATACCAACTCCACCTTGGAAAAGTACTCCACCTGTTGTAGAAGAACTAGAATCTATCTGATTGGCAAAAGTTACTACACCAACACTATAAGTATAACCACCAGGAGCATTAAGACTATCAGTTAAGAAAAATTCTTCTGCTAGATGATTCCATACTAAAACTAAACCACTTTCCCCTTTTCGAGAAGCATTAATATCAGTAAGGTTTACAATTCGGGTAGGAGGTGCAGAAGCATTAGATAATACCCTTATCGCATTCTGAGAACCAATCCTGTCATTTATAGTTGGCATTACCTTGTTACTCCTCCTCTTACTAGTGCTGAGCCTTCTACGGCTTTATACTCACCTCCAGTCGGAGTCATTATCTTCACATCATAGACATATCTTCCAGGTTTTATAAGAACAGTTTTAGCTGCCGTCAATGTAATTGAAACAATTCCTCTATCTTCCTGAGAAACAGTTGCAGCAAAACCTGTTGTTGCATTTGTACTAGAAGAATGTTTTCGAATCTGAGCAGTTGTGGCACAACCAGTCAAATCTAAAAAATTATTAGTCCTAGTATCCTCTAATTGAAAGGATGTATCAAAGTCAAAACCTTGCTCAATTACTATATTGGATACATATATTGCCATTATTAATCAATATATTTTTAAATATTTATAATCTTTTATTTAACACTTC